GGATCTCCTGGCTGGTCCAATCGATGATCCGGATGCGGCATTTAGGGGGCTACGAAGAAGCTGCGGTGGTCAACGCCCGGGCGGGCGCCTCCAAGATGGGTTTCTACAAGCCGGGGATCGCTGGGGAGGAGTACACCGGGGACGCCGTAACGGATACCGGCAACCCCGTCACATCGGTGGAACCCGGGGTCAACGAGATCCTGCCTCCGGGGTGGGAGTTTATCCCGTATGAGCCCAAGTATCCGGACCAGCAGTACGACGGGTTCGTCCGCGCTACGCTTCGCGGAATGTCCGCTGGCTTAGGTGTCGCTTTTTCGTCTCTTTCGAACGATCTGTCGGACGTGAACTTCTCCTCCATCCGGGCGGGGTTAATCGAAGAGAGGGAGACCTGGAAAGCGCTGCAGAAGCTCTTTGTCGAGGTAGTCAACGACCGGGTGTTTTCAGAGTGGCTTCTCATGGCGCTGACTACCGGAGCGGTCAACCTGCCACTGTCCCGGTACGAGAAATTCAACGCCCCCAAATGGACCGGCCGGCGGTGGGCCTGGGTGGATCCGTTGAAAGACGTCGAGGCCAACCGGGCGGCGGTCGCCGCGGGGTGTAAAAGGCCTACCCAGGTCATCAACGAGATGGGTGGAGATCGGGAGGACGTCTACCAGGAGATCGCCCAGGACCAGGAATACGCGGCCTCCCTGGGGCTGTCGTTTAACTATTCAACGGGAGGGAAGGCAGATGCCCAAGGCGATAACGAAGAGGTTGGGACCGCCGCCGGGGGAGAGGCTCTACCGGTCGGTGGCGGGGGAAACGGCAAAGACGCAAGTGGAGGCGCGAACGGTAGAGATCGCTTTCTCCTCTGAAGCACCGGTGGTGCGCTGGTGGGGGATTGAGGTGCTCTCGCACGATCCGGGAGCGATGGATATGTCCCGGATGGTATCCGGCGCTCCGGTGCTGATGGACCACAACACCAAGGATCTGGTCGGGGTGGTCGAGGAGTGCCGCTGCGATCCGGACAAGATGGGGCGGGCCCTGGTGCGCTTCTCCAAATCCACCCGGGCCGAGGAAGTGTTCCAGGACATCCAGGACGGCATCCGGAAAAACGTCTCCGTGGGCTACGAGGTCAACGACGCAATAGAGATCGACCCCAAGGAGATGCCCCGGGAATTGGTGGAACTATCTGCCCAGGAGAAGCTCCCGGTCTACCGGGTGCTCTCCTGGACTCCGATGGAGATCAGCATGGTGGCGGTGCCCGCCGACCCGACCGTGGGCGTGGGACGCGCGGAAGAAGACGGGACGGGGGGCGACGTTAGTTCCCCCATCGAAATACTGGCCAAAGCGGCCCAAGAGAAAAAGGAGGAACGGATCATGCCGGAAGAAAAGGTGAAAAGCCCCGAAGAGATTCTGGCCGCGGAGAGGGCCCGGGTGGAGGAGATCAACGCGCTCTGCAGCCGTCACACCATGCCCACCGATACCAGAGACAAGGCGATCAAGGAGGGCACCACCGTCGAGGCGTTTCGAGGGATCGTCCTCGAGCGGATCGGCACCGAAAAGCCGCTCGTTCCCCCTCCGGGCGAGGTGGAGATGTCGAAAAAGGAAGACCAGGAGTACTCGATCGTCCGGGCGCTGCTGGCCTCCGCCACCGGGGACTGGAGCAAGGCCCCCTTCGAGATGGAGGTCTCCCGGGAGATCGCCAAGAGGGTAGGGAAGGAGTCGAAGGGTTTTTTCCTGCCTACCAACCTCTCGGTCCGGGCTCCGCTGGCAACAACCACCACCGCCGCAGGCGGCGCGACCGTCCAGACGACCCTCTACCCGTTGATCGAGCTGCTCCGTAACCGGATGATGGTTCGCAACATGGGAGGCAGCGTCTTCTCGGGGCTGCAGGGCAACGTCGCCTTCCCTCGGCAGACCGCCGCGGCTACGCTCTACTGGACGGGCGAAGTGCCGGCCTCGGATGTGACGGAGACGGAGGCCACCTTCGACCAGGCGGTGTTAACCCCCAAGACCGCGCAGGCCACCACCGCCTATTCCCGGCAACTGCTGGCGCAGGCATCCATCGACATCGAGTCGTTTGTCCGCAACGACCTGGTGCGGATCAACGCGCTGGGACTGGATCTGGCCGCGATCAACGGTTCGGGTTCTGCAAATCAGCCCCGGGGGATCCTGAACCAGACTGGCATCGGATCGGTGGTGGGTGGCACGAACGGTCTGGCCCCGGCATGGAGCCACATCGTGGGGCTGGAATCGGCCGTGGCGATCGCCAACGCAGACTTGGGAGAGCTCGGGTATCTGACGAACACCTCGGTCCGTGGCAAGCTCAAGCAGATTCAGAAAGCCACTTACCTGGACTTCATCTGGAAGGACGCCCCCGGGGGCAACGGCATCGGGGAGATGAACGGATACAAGGCCGGTGCGTCCAACCAGGTGCCCGCCAACCTCACGAAGGGCACCTCTTCCGGTGTGTGCTCCGCCATCATCTTCGGCAACTGGAGCGAGCTGCTGATCGGGGAGTGGGGGGTGCTGGAGCTGATCACCGACCCGTACGCCCAGAAGAAGAAGGGGAACATCGAGGTGACCTCCTTCATCATGGCGGACATCAATGTCCGGCATGCGGTGTCGTTCGCCGCCATGGTGGACGCGCTGACCGCGTAGGAAGGCAAATTACCACGAACCGAAGGAGGCCCTCCGTGTGAGGGCTTTTTTTATTTCCAAAAGGAGAAACGAAATGAAGGTAAAGACCTTAAAACCCTGCGGTATCAGCGGTGTGCACGTGGCTGCTGGCGAGATCGTCGATGTGACGAAAGAGGACGCCAACACCCTGTTCGGCTACGGCCTGGCGGAGGAACCCACTGATGAGGAAGTGGCCGGGAAAAAGGGAAAGAGGGCAGGTGAGTAGGAAGTGATCGATCCGGATATTGACGCCTTCTTCGCCACGGATGCCTTTGGCCAGATGGCCACATATACCCGTACCGGGTACCCGTCTGTCTCCATTCCGGTGATCTTCGAGGCACCCGGGTCCATCTTGCCTCTGGCCGACGGGACGGAAATAGAGTCTACCGCCCCGAAGGTCCTCTGCAGGACGGAGGACGTCTTAAACGCAGCCCATGGGGATACGGTGACGGTCGATTCCAAGACCTACAAGGTGATCGGAATCTCGCCGGATGGGACGGGGATCACCACGCTGACACTGTCGGAGGATACCGATGGCTGATGCTGCCAGGCGGGACGGCATCGTTTCCGCCATCGTTACTCGGCTCAAAGGGATCCTCGTTTCATCCGGGTACCAGACCGACGCCGGGAAAAACGTGTTCCTCTGGCGGATGACGCCTCTGGGAGGCAACGAGGTTCCGGGTTGCATCGTCCGGGATCCAGACCGAAGGGTAACGTACGAGTACTCGGACACGGTCCGGGACTACGAGCTGACGGTCGAGGTGGTGGGGATCGGATCTCCCGGCAACCCCGACGACCTAGGTGCGGTGGGAGACGACATCTATAAGGCCCTGCTCGAAGCCGACCGCACCTTCGAGGGCTTGATCAACGACATCACTCCCGAATCCGACGAGAAAGTGTACGACCAGCAGGCGCAGCGGATCGGGGCACTGCTTATTCGATTCAAGGTCCGCTACCGGACCTCTTAAACCCTACACACGGAGCATTTGCGATGGATGAGCGGGTTGGCAGCTTCCTCGCCGACGAGGATGGGGTCTTGCGCCCGAATTTAGAAGATGAAGCGATGCGGAAGCGAGAGGAAATCAGGAATCTAGGACAGCTGGAAATCGAGGAGGTGATTGCCGATGGGGAACGCGGATCGCAAATCCCTTGTATTGGCCAAGATCGAGACGACCTATAACACCGACGCCGTTCCGACTGCCGTCGCAAACGCCATTGTCGCCGGAAAGGTGGAGTACTCCATCGGCGGTCGGGCTCTGGAGCGAGACGTGGTCCTGCCGACGTTCGGCAAACTGGGGCAGGCCAATGTCGGGGAGTCGATCAAGCTCTCCTTTCCGGTAGAGGTCCGCGGGTCGGGAACGGCGGGGACTGTCCCCAGGATCGGCTGCCTGCTTCGGGCCTGCAACCTGACGGAGACGATCAATGCCGGGGTGTCGGTCTCCTACGACCCCAACAGCACCCTCGATGCCGAATCGGTGACCCTCTACTTCTACGCAGACAACATCCTTCACAAGGCCACCGGGTGTGTGGGGAATGTGAAACTCTCTGCCAAAGCCGGAGATTACGGCAAGTTCGACTTCGAGTTTACGGGGATGTACTCGGGGTCGGCCTCCTCGGACGCCTCTCCTGCCGCCCCGACCTTTGGGGATGCCGCCACGGTGCCAAGATTTATCTCGGCCTCGTTTGCCTTCCAGACCATCGCCCTGGCCATCGAGAGCTTCGAGGTCGACCTGGGCAATTCCATCGGGGCCCGCAAAGACGCCAACTCGGCCACGGGGATTACGCGGTATTTCATAAACGATCGGGCAGTGAAGGGGTCGTTCGATCCGGCAGTAACGGCCCTTTCCACCTTCAACCCGTGGACGAAGTGGGACCAGGCCACTCTCGGTGCCATCACGGCAACGATCGGCTCCTCGGTAGGAAACCGCCTGGTGGTTTCCTCGCCCAACTGTTCTTTGACCGATGCGCCCAAGTACGGGGCTCGGGAGGGGGAGAGGATCTACCAGCTGGGGTTTGGCTGCTATCCGACGCTATCCGCCGGAAACAACGAAATCCAATTCCTGTTCAGTTAACTGGGAGAGATATCCATGCGGGATTTAAAGAAAACCGACCGTAACAAGGTCATCCTGGACGATGCCGTCAGCGGGACAAAGATCGGCATCTATTACAGCACTCCGACGGCGTCGCAGATCCGTTCCTATCGACAGCAGTCGATTCGCCGTAAAGGAGGCAAGGTGATCGTCGATACCTTCGGACCGGCCCTGAAATGCGGCCTTGAGATCATCACGGGATTCGATGAGGGGGCATTCGGGTATGACGGATCCCCGATCTCCTCTGACCTGGGCTCCCCGAACTACCGGGAGGACTGGAAACAGCTCCTCGAAGAAACCGCCGCGGACGTCGTCACCCTGGTGGCCCAGATCGCTTTCGATGGGGTGAAGCCCAACCAGCTGGACGACATCGAGCTTGGAGGGGAGGCTGAGGACGCCCTCCCTTTGGGGTAGAGCTTCAACGCTTAAGGGAGAACTGCGACGAGAAAAAGCGCCGGGAGTGCTTAAAAGGGTGCGGCACCCTGGCAAACCTAGCTGCGGTCTGTGAGCGGTGCGAGCATAAAGAGCCGTACGTCCCATCGGATTGGTTTGCCCACATCTACTTTTTGTATTGCCTGCAGCGGGGAGGGTATCCGTTCGCCCAGGACGACCTGTCGCTGGAGGAGT